CCCAGTTTTCAGCTACTGTGTAGCTTCTCTGTAGCATCTCTTCGTCAAAAGGGACCGTATGATTCCCCATATAGAAGGGGCTGAACGTCATCGTAGCACCATTGCAGCTCACCCCAGAACCGTAGTGCTGCCTTGAAGGAGCACCATTATTCTGGAATTGGACTGCTTGGTTTGTTACATTTCCAGTCGCTGCTGCAACGGGATTAGAGGTGTTATTTGTTTCACCTTCAGCTTTAACAGGTGCTACTGAGAGAAGACTGACAAGGAGACAGTAGTAGAGTCCGTTTCGATAGTTCTTTCGATCTCTGTAAGTTCGATTACCTGACTGGCTGCTCGTGTTACGACCTCTAGTGAGAAGTCGGAACCAGCTGTTGTCATGTTGAAGATCGAATCGCTGTCTACTATACCTCCAGAGCTTGCTGATGAATGGGTTATGTTGTCCCCAGACCATTTGTTTAACGCTGCTCCATAGGTGGTTGTCGTGATTTCCTCTGTTATTTCTTGAGTTGTAGTTGTTGTGCTGTTCATCGACCCTTGAGTGAAGTTGGGTTGAACTAATTCTGCTCTTACTACCGTGGGTGATGCCAGTAGGAAGAGTAAAAGCCATTTTTTCATTCTTCCTTTTTTTTAACCATAGGACAATTTACGGGGGTTTTATTTTTGTTATTATTACCAGTGGTCAAGCCAAAAGTGGCAAGTGCTCCCGTAAACACACTAGCAACGAACGTGATATCGGAATTACCCGACTTCTTAACCATAGGTATTTCTACGTAGTTCATTGTGATGATAAAACCACTCCAAACTACAACACCCAATCTGACAAATGTACCAAGAATTTGTATCTGTTGTTCTTGATCTTCAGCAGCATCTTTCAGCTTTCCAAAGACTCCTTTTTTTTCTGGCGGTTTTCCTTCCATTTATCAACTTTTTTTTGTAAGAATTTTTGTACTTGTTTTTTAATCTTATTAAAGAAAGGTGTAGCAAGGGTGGTTGTGGCTACAGCTGCAACAGCTGCGTAAGTTGCTGTGGCAACGACTTCTGCAGTCGGTAAAGGTAAATCTATTTTTATAACAGGTACTCTTAGACTTGGTTGTACAGTCTGTGCTTCAGTTTCTTCTTTCTCTGCTTCATCTAACTCTACTCCAGCTGGTGCTTGCAAGTTACTAGGAGGGATGACAACTGGTGGGAAGACTGGCATCTCTGCTGACGGTTGCTTTAAAGGGATGTTAGGCATGTCTAAAGCACTTGGAAGTTTACCTCGACCTAAATTGATGGATGGGATTTCCATTTAGTTTCTAGGCGTGGGCGTAGTAGATGTATTCCTTAGATGTAGAGCCGTTGACGAAAGCACTTCCAGAATCAACAGTGAATCCAGATGATGTAAATGCTCCCATTTCAAAACTTATCTGAGCATCAGTACTGTCTAACTTCAAATAATTATCATTTCCTGAAGCCCATCCTCTAAGTGAATCCATTAATACCCAACTATGACTAGCAGTATTCGCACATTTAATTATAACCAATCTTGGTTGGAATCCAACGTCAATAGTCAAATCACTTGCACTTCCTGTATAGCTACCAACTTTGCTAATACCGTCAATACTTCTGAACAACATAGCCAGGAATTCAGCATTATCAGTTGATAAAGAACTTTTGGTAAAGAAGTGTGTTGCTGTGGGTAATTTACTTTGATATTGAGTTTGACTTGTTTCTTCTGCATGTGCGATGTGAAGTCTTAAAATACTAGTTGCTCCTCTATCTTTATGGTGTACCTTCCATTCTGTACCTGCATTAGTTCTTTCTTTAGCCCATATCATTTCAGGCACGCCGCCAAGAGAATGAGGAACGCTTAATTTTCCACCATTACCTCTATAAGCGACTACATCAAAACCAGCGTGTCTCTTCCACATCCAGTTTATAAAAGTACTCCAATTTCCAGTTGCCTTGTAATATCCATCCATAAAGTCCCAAGTATTATTTGACGATACTGCTTCGGCAACACTATCGTTTGGCTTCAAATAACCAGTTCCAGTTAGTCTTGATTGAGAGTACCAAGGATCAGTCCCTGCAAACTGTTTAAACAAAGTGAAATCAGTAACAAAACCACTATTAAATGCAGGTATATCATCATTGCTTGTACCAGCAACCACAGCGAATACCTTAGTCGCAGCATCTACAGGTTTGCCACAATATCCATCTGGACGGCGGATTGCTATATAGATATGAGTCCTTCCATTAGCGTTAAAACCACCTGATCCAGTAGTTATTTTAAAACCTGTTGAGTTTAGATTAATCCTATCACCGATTGATTCTGCATTAGCATTATTTGTATACAGTTCTTTATCGCCATTGCTATTTGTACTTGTATCTATACCTCTCATTGCATCGTAAATGTACCAAGCTTCATCACCATCGGCATCTTTTAATAAGATGTATTGCGGTTCCCATCCCAACTCGATTTCTTGAACTGCAGCTGTTCCTTCATAACTACCAGTCTTAATTATTGATTCTGATCCCGATTCACCGAAAATATGTGCAGCAGGGTCATCGAAAGGTGAATCTATTGATGCTGTTGGATTACTAACTGCGGTAATTGTTCCGGGGGTTACAGTTGAACCAGTAACAGAACTATTGTTGCAGCATAAAAGCTTAGTATTCGTTATGTTTGTTAATGGCGCAGTTGGTGGTCTAAATGAAGATGTATAAACTGCTGTTCCTTTGACTACTCTGAAATTACTAATAGAAGCCTCTGTCCCGCTACTATTAGCTGATCCTCCGACATGAAATGTTTTATTAGAAGATGAACCAAAGTCTTCACTATTAGTAAAAGAATATGTTTCCCTGCCGTTTACATATGCACTTACTGTTGAACCAGATCTAACTATTGCAATATGAGCCCACTGGTGTTTAGGTATTAAGGTTGCTTCAGCAGCTAGGTGGTCTTGTGAAGTACCCGAAGAATTTGTATGTTGTATATACCATTTACTATTGTAAAAATAAGAAAGAAATCCATAAGCAGAACTATAACTACCTATAGAACATATATGTTTGTTGCTGTAACTCTCTGGTTTTATCCAGTATTCAATAGTAAAATCTCCTGTAAAATGGAAATCAGTACTAGCTGACCAACTCAGCGCCTTACTAGAAGGAAAATTAACACTTCTTGCAGTCGCAGCAGTGCTTTCACCTCCTGCGAATACGTAGGCTACATAGGTTTCGCCATTAGTATTAACACGTGCTGCATTGTCAATTCTAAATGTAGTAGCAGTAGGTGATGTCTCATCCCACCAAGTCTTTGAATAGGAGAGGGCGCTAGGGCTATTTAATGTTAATCCTTCAGTATTACCAAGTGATTTATGATAAACAGCCCAATCCTCAGTATTACTAGTTCTCTTTATCATTATGCACCCCGGCACCGATCCAAGGTTATGAGAGATATCCCTACCATCTACTCCATTTCCAGTCCAAGTAACAACATCAAAGAACCCGGGTGCTTTGCGGAATGTCCATGAAGCATAGTTATCGTTAGTGGCGTTGTAATCTGCATCACTTCCTACCGTAAATCCATTGTTATTAAAAGATTCAATACCTCCTGTCTCAGTACCTTCAGCTTCAGAATTCTCACTTTCTAACGATTTAGTCACACCCCTTACGGTATCAGTGAGCCGATGACCAGTAGTACCATCTCGTCTCTTTACCCATACCATTCCACCTTCACCTGATAAATTTATTCCGTTATTACGAGCTGTAGCTGTACTGGTTCCTTTGTATAAATACGTACTGAACACATCGTCTACATACGTCTTTTCCTTAGCACTACCTGCGCCAAGCAATAATTGTTGACTACTCATATCAACTTAAACCTCCACCAGAGATATAGCAGGTATTGGCATCTGTGAATATCAAGGTTGCCATTCCTTTTCCAGCTAATGTTCTATTCGCATTTGAACCATCAGCCGTATAGAACATATTAGTAGGTTTTACAATTGTTATATCAGAAGTAGTATGGTTGATAAGAGTAACCATGTCTCCTGCTGAAAAGACACTACCAGGAATAGTTATATTGCCACCACTGCCTTGCATAAGGACATATTTACCAGCATCAGAGGCAACTAATGTATAAGCAGAAGATTGAGTGTTATTGGTTAATTTCCGTAGATCACCCTTTGAATCTGTTACCGTTCCAGATACCGTAACGCCAGCCGCTGTGGTTTCTATCTTCTTTGTTCCATCATAATATAGTTCACAAGCTCCATTATCATAAAACGCTGCCATAGACTCATTCAGTCCATGATCAGTAAATCTTATTCCAGTATCACTTTGTAGCCAAATACTACCAGTTTGATTTATTATTTTTGACTCATTACTAGAATGATATATTCTTAAATCTGAATCTGCTCCAAACCTAAGCATCTCACCGTCAGGTAAATGAATACCTTCTGTAGATGTCCAAGCACCAGTTGAACTAACCCATTTCCATTCAATATCTGAAGCACCCTTCAAAGTAATACCACCACCATTAGCAGTTGAGTCTGAAGGAGATGAGACCTTACCTAGTTCAATGTTCTTATCTTCTACTTCAAGTGTTGCTGTATTAACTGTAGTAGTTGAACCGCTTACAGTAAGGTCACCACCAACAACAACATCACCTGTAGTAGTTACAGCAGTTGCTGAAAGTAAACCAGTACTAGAATTGAAAGTTATATTAGTACCAGACTTAGGGGCTAGATTACCTGTAGCACCAGTTACAAATAATGGAAAGCAAGTAGTATCAGATGATTCATCTGCAACTGTCACTGTTGTTGCTATAGCTGCTGTTCCAGTTGTATCTTGGTTTAATGTTCCTACAACAAAGTCTAAAGTACCATCACCGTCTTCATATGTTACTGCAATACCTGTCTCAGTATTACCAGTAACCATAGCTCCAACAACATCTTGTATTGCTTCAGCACCTAACTGAGTATTAGTATCTGGTGGTACTTGCCAAGAACAAGTGCCGTCACCATCTACTCTTAAAAATTTTGTGGTACCAGATTCACCTGTTGATTTAATAGCTGTACCTTCATCAGGTGTAACTAATGAAACTAGTGTCTTTTCGACATCTGACCCAGAATTATCATAAATAATTGCGTCAGCTTTAATTTTTCCGTATGCCATGAGATTAAGAAATTAGAATGTATTTAGAATTTGCAGGGATGGTAAGAGTTGCGCCATTGGCTATGGTGACATCACCAACGCTCATAGCATTTTTATTAGAAGTTATAGTATAACTAGATGAAATAGTTTTGTTTGTTTCAGTTAAAACTGTGGCTATTGGTTGCCAACTAAGAGTACCAGACCCATTAGTTTGTAAAAACTCACCAGCTGTACCAGTTCCGGGTACACCAGATGATGCACCAATATCAGCTTTAGTAATTAAATTACCTGTAGCGGTTACACCACCTTGCCAAGAACTACCATTATATACACGTAGTTCATCATTTGTAGTATCGAAATAAAGGTCTCCTACATCTAAACTAGATGTTGGTTGAGAACTTGATATACGATATTTTTCTGCAAAACTATTAACATTGGTTATGTTACTAGCTACCGTATTGACATTTGATATAGACCCAGCAACTGAAGTTATGTTGCTATTTGCAGCAGCTACTGTATTTATATTAGTACTGTTACCAGCTACGGTGTTAACATTACTGATATTACCACCAACATTATTGACATTAGTGATATTTGTAGCAACTGTCGTAACTTCTGTGGCTTTAGGTGTTACTCTATGGAATGTATAAGTATTGAGTGTAGTTGTTGTCTCTACAATCATACCTAAAGTAGCAGCATAAGTAGTGCTATTCTCTAAACCATTAATGGTGACGGTTGAGTTTCCAACAGTACCATTAGAAATGGTTGCAATTCCAGATCCATTAGAGGTAAGGTTTCCGCTGAGAGCTTTAATAGATACAAGAGTTCCAGCCCCGTTATTAACGTCAGGGTTAGCGTTAGGGAAAGATGTTTCATTTGCTATTGGTACAAAACCACCTACGTCATCAACAAGATCTGTTATACGAGCATCTATAGCTGCTGTGGTGGCTACTTTGTTGTCAGCTGCTGCCCAAGTCTCACCTGATTGTATCTCTTCTACACTACCTAATCTATAGTATCTAGCATCGGCTTCTGTTTCTGTAAAGTAGCGTCCATCAAGAGCACCACCTGTTAACTCTGTCTCCGTAAAATATCTGTTATCTAACTGACCTCCATCAAGTTCAGTTTCAGTGTAGTATCTAGTATCTAAATTAACTGATCCAGTACCTGTTACGTGGCCTCTACCATTAATAGTAAGGTCTTGAATAACAGTACCATTACTATTATTGACTGAAGATGCTCCAGTAACACTATGGTTAATAGTTACCTGACCACCTGTTTGAGTCTTTGTTAGGTCTGTACCAGCTAATACATCACCTTCTATAGCTGTATCAATCTGAGCAGCTATACGGTTCTCAATAGCTTTAGTAGAAGCTACTTTTGTATCATCACTTGTATGCCAAGCCTCTGAACTAATGACAGTTGGGTCGCCTTTTAACCAAGCATCATCAACCTTATCATTAGATTCTTGTGTTACATATAAGTTTTGTAGGGTGTTATCGTTTAAGTCTCCAGCTCTTATAGCTGAACCGGGGTAGAATGTAGCTTTAGGGTTGGTATAAGCTGTCTCTCGATAGATTCTAATTGCTACACCATTACCGGGAGCTGAACTAAATCTAACCGTTGTTGCATTCAGCAACGAATATGCAGTTGTAACAACTCCAGCAAGACTTGCCTTGATGTCAGTTGTGTCTAAATATGGGAATGTGAACGAGTAATCGGTGGTGGAGCCGTTACCCGTATATAAATTTTCAATTGTTACGGTCATTTTAGAAGTCTAATAAACGTCTTAAGTCCTCTTTTGTTTCATTTGCTTTAAGAGATTCAGGCATGTTACCTTGTCGTAAAGCATTTTTAATCCTATCGTTTTGTAAGCCCACCTGTGAATACTGCGAATGGTATCTTTCCAATGCAGAGCACGCATACTTCATAGCATTTCTATGAATCCTAGATAGTTCTTGATGTACGACTAACTCTTTAAGTGGATAGTCTTTTTGTTTTTTCCATCCTCTATTTTCTTTATATTCCTTCATCTTTCTACTCCAGAACCCATCCTTTGAATTCATCATACCTTCAATCTGTCCAGCTAAGTTCATGTTTTTAGCTATCCAGTTATTGATCCAATGACGATCTTCAGGACTTAATAACTCTTTAGTAACAGGATTGACCCTCATACTCTGTACGTTATCCCATCCTGTACTAATTAACCACTGTCTCCAAGGCTCCATATCACCATTGGATTTACCAAACGGCATAAAAGCATTAGCTGCAGCAGTAAGAGGTTCGTGGAATCTGATTGGTTTACCTGTGTATATATCTAACTGATCCATCAAACCGGGAGGACTCATGAACTTCCATTTGTTAGCCATCAGTGAACCCCAGTCATTTTCCACATCTTTTAACTGTGGAGATATAGCATTATTCAACACACTTCTCATACCAGATGGTGCGAAAGGTATTAAAGAATCAGCTTGAGACACAAGGAATCTGTTAAATGCACCTTCGTCTCCAGAGAACATAGACACTAACGGTTCCATTCCACTAAGGAATGTTTTATTAGCTACGTTCATACTGATAGAAAATGCTATCTTTTGATATAACTGTTCAGTTAATGATTGATCTACACGGTTAGAGAAGTATACTGCATCTCCAACAAGACCAAGTAATGAATCAAATGGTTCAAATCCTTTATAGCTATGCCATTCACCAGTGATAGGGTTCTTAATAGAATTAGGTTCCCAACCCATACTGATCATACGCTTACGTTCACCAGAGTTTTGAGGACCATTACCAGTTAAGTTACCTTGCAATGCCCACATACCAGCACCTGTAACTACAGTAGCTCCCATTAACTGACGACCAATGTACTCAGATTTAAGTGTACGGAATGCTTCATCACTGTTTTCAAGACCATGCTCCATTAATACTTCAGCTATTTCCTGTTTAGTAGAAGCTGTGAATACCTTACGAACCTTAGTTTGAAGAGGTATTAGACCACTACCGGGAGTAAATGTCCAAGATAGATTCAAGGCATTTAAACCAGTTCTAGGGAATAGGAATAATGATTTAGCAGCTGGAACTTTTTCCAACATTGTATTAAGATCACTTGCTAACTGGCTATCTAAGTTAAGTGCTATTTCTTGAGATGCATGTTTAGCTGCCTTATCTGTTAACAATCCAGTATGATCAAATGATTGACTGTATAATCGTTTCTGTAATTTATTGAAAGCGTCTGCACTAAATGCACCATTTGTTTCTTTCATTAAGATATTATATGCTTTAGATCTAGCAGATCCACTAGCCATTAATGAGTTAGTAAAACCATCAATAGCATACATAGCATTAATACCCCATCTAACAAATGGATTATTGTTGTACCATGATAAGCCTTTAGCTATATTCCACATAGCCACTTTACCATTGTTACCTTCAGATTTCCAGACACCAGCCATAGCTTCTAGTGCTTCAAAGTTATCCATCTTAGCCTGACGTAGATCTGCACGACCACGCATCATAGCTTCTTCAGGACGTGACTTAGCTAAACGCCACTCGTCACCCATCACTTTATAAGCACGTTGGAAGTTCTCTTGGATACCTCCATAGGTCCATAGAGCCTTTCTAAATGTAGCTGTATCCCCTGTAATTTTAGCACCAGCTAGTACTGTAGCAGGTTTAAATGCAGCTAACATAGAGTTACCTGTCAGTGCTCTTAGTGGAGCAAGGCCAGATAGTATATGGTTATAGCGTACACTCTGTAAACCTTTAACAATTAAACTAGGTACTTGAGGGTTACCATCATAGAATGCTTTCTTTAAGAAACCTACGTTCTCTTCAGCCCATCTGTTAAGTTTGTATATCTGATCAACTTCACCATTGGTAGCTTCCATTGCCAATGCAAGTGGCTTAAGATATTCAGGATTGTTTTTAGCAATCTCTTCTAAGGTTTGGTAGAACTCCTCACCTTTATCTTGTACAGCTTTCAAGCCTCTAGCGAAATCAGTATTCTGATCCATAATCCAAGCCTTCAAAGCAGCTGGATTCTGAGCACCTGCAAGTTGTTTATACTCACCTACCTTATTAGATATGTACTGGTTAGCCCTAACTTCTCTGCTTAATAACTTAAGCTTCTCAACAATCATTTCTTGCTGCCTACCTGTCATAGCAACATCACCAATTAGACCAATAGCAGATGCTGTATCAGCAATTGTACCAGCAGCTTGGTTAGTAACTAAAGCAGATGCACGCATTACTTTAGGGTTGTATACCTGTTCAAATGATTTAATAAAAGCTTCATTAACAATACGCCACTCTTGTTGACCCATGTAATTCTGCTTATTAAAGAATCCAGTTTTCATGTCATTGACAATGGATTCCATTTGATTCAATTTAATGTCAGGATTAAAGACATTGTTATATAAGTTAGTAACAGCTTTATTAATTTCATCTGGAGGTATAACTGTACCATCAATCTTAGCACCAACGTTAGCAGAGATATCTTTATCAAATAGATTTCTATAAGCTTCAGCTCTTTGAGATGGATTAGCGTTAGCCATTCTCTGTATAAACCTATTACTTACAAAAGGTCTAGCTCTACCATTAACGGTACCTACATTATTCTGTATTCTCCAATTATCTATCTTAGCTTTAATTGGATTAGGTTCTAATTCGGATACAGCTCTACTCTGTGGTCCAAGGTCAGGTGTATTGATAAATGGATCATAACCTCTATCACCCCGTGGATCTCTTATTAATCTACTGACTGCCTCTTCTCTTTGAGCTGCAGTTCTACTAGATCTACGACTTAAAACACCAAAACTGATTGGATCTTCCCCTTCAAAACCTGTAGCATGTCTAGCTAAAGCACGCTCTGCAGCCTCATCTCCGGGTATTACTTTCATAGCTTTAGACAAAGAGAATGCAGATGTAATTAGATCTACACCAATACTCAGTCCAGCTGACTCATAGATATTTTTCTTTCTTATCACGTCTGGGCTGTCACCATCTCTGGTAGCCCATGGTATATCCCAACCTAGCCATTCATTCAGAGCTGCAGCTATATTATCTTGCTCTTTAGAATGAGAAGATATAGCAGTAACAGCTGTATCTACACCAGCATGAGCACCTATTGTACCAAGGATACGTGTAGCTTTAGGTATAGATCTAGCAGCTGTAGCAGCCTTTAAACTACCTGTAACAGCACCACCACCATACATTGTAGGTATAATGATTGAAGCAGCTTCTCGGATAGCTTTATGAGCTGGGTGGTTAGATCGTGGTGAGTTCTCATCCCACCATTCATTAACAGGTTTTAAGAATGGTACCAATGCAGCAGCATCAGCAACAAAATCAGCAACACCTAAAGCTGGTATAGAACCAGCAGCTACTATGTTTTCTATGCCTCTGGACCACTCTGGTCTAGCATCCCAATCTTCTTGACTGACGTTAGCAGGTTTTTGTAAACCATACTGAGCTTTCTGTTGCTCTTCATGACCACCCCATGAGTGATCACCCGGACCACCTTTAACAGCATCAGCTGTGGTGGTAGGTTTAGCAGCAGCCTCAGGTACTATATCAGCTTGTTCAGTAGCTTCACCACCTTTTTGTTGAGTCTTCCACTCTTCGTATTTACGTTGCTCTTCCTGTTCAAACTTTTCCTTTTCTGGATCAGGTAAGGCACTATTGGCTTGTATTGAACTACTATTATCCATCAGTAAGCCCCCATCATTAACATTTCAGTCCAATCTAGTTTGTCTGGATCTCCTTGTGGATCTAAATTTAGATATGAATGATAATTTGCTGGATTTCTAAACATATTAAAATAAGAAGTTTTATTTCTATCAGCAAAGTTGTTAGAAGTTGGAGCGTCTTTATGCTCCAATCCACTATACTTAAGAGCCACGTGTACACCATTGGTACTTTGATGTGCTCCTACAATTAACTTTTGATATTCAGGTTTAATCTGACTGAATGCTACTTTATGCATTTGTAACATATGTGGAGGTATTTCAAAATCAGGGTTAATCAACTTCATCTGTGCTTCTAAAAACATCAGTTCAGTCATCTTAACTTCACCCTTAGGACCAATACCAAACTTACTTACATAATGAGATACCTCTGGTGGAATACCTACATTCTTACCTTGAGCAACGTCATCAAAATATTTTACTACTGGAACTGGATCTAACAATACTTTTTCATAAGGTAATCTAGGATTAGCAGCTATTTGTTCTGAAGTTATCTCACTTAATGGTATTGCGTGCCGTTTAGCACCCAGAGAGAATGTACCAAAATGAGGTTTGTATGTATCACCTCTTCCTGTTGTAGTTATTTTATAATCTTTTTCAACATCTACTTCAAATCTTTCTAAAGCTTGAGTAAGAACTTGACCTCTAGTTAATTTCTCATCTTGAGCATAAGTAGTGAAATATTTTTTAATCCTACCTTGACCTACATATACAGCTAAAGCAGAAGAAGTTACATCTTCAGAATCAAACCCATAATTATCTAAAATATCTTCAACTCTACCCTTTACATGTTCTTCAAGTAGTTTTAATTCAGCTTCATTAGGTTGATTTGGATCTTGCTCTTTAGCAATCTTCATCCAATCAGCTTCATTTTCAGGTGATAACATCATTGATTTGACAATGCTAGTGGTTACCATACCTTGTGATTTTAACTGTTGAAGTGTTTTTTCATAGACTTTATCGTTAGCTTCAGATACATGGTCAGTAACTTGTGATACTAACATCTTAGACATCATGTTGTCAGGACCATATAACCTGTTAGATTCAGCTATCATAGAAGATAGTCTTTCTGGTTCTAATGGTGTATCTCTGTTTAATAATTGATTTCTAAGTGTTAAGGTATCAGAAGCTAATCTAGCATTACGGTTTTTTGTAGCTATTTGAAGACTTGCATTACGTTTAGTATCTGCAGCAACTAAAGCATCATCCATTGCCATAGCCCTATCAGGCCACCAATGTTCATATAGTTTAGTCACACCGTTCCTTGTGACTGGTAAGTTTTTAATACCTTCAATTTCAACTGGACCTATAACACCATTTGTTATGTTACCTAAAGTATAGTTATGTTCAGCTTTCCAAACACCAGCTGCATTAGATCCATCTTCAGCAATTTGACTGTCAATATTCTTTAAAAAGAACTCTGGACCATTTTTAATTGATACTGCATTATTATTTAATAACTTATTCTGTTCTAGTTCTTGCTGATCTTTAACATGCTTTTCTCTAACTGTAGATATTACACGACCTTCAGCTGATAAAATCTTTTCTCTAGCATACTTAGTAATTAACTGATCTTTGAGACCTGTAGTCTCTTTAATCTCGTTTAAGTGTGCAGTCCTTATCTTCCGTAGTATAGATTGGGTTGCTTCAATATTACCAGTAGATGTAGCCTCCCAGAGGTTCATCGACTTTCCTTTGAAGTCAAACTTATCACCACCACGTTTGATTATAGCATCATTTTTGTAGGACTCACCTACATTCATAGCAGCACCAACTCTAAATCCTTGGTTTCCTAAGAAACTAAGTTTATGAATTTGGTTTATCTGATCCCATGATGCACCTCTTTTACGTGCTTCTAGGATTGCAGCGTTAGTACCTTTATAGGTATCATCTAACACACCTTCAGCAGCTTGGATACCTTGGGCAGTCTCCCATGAGAGACCTAAATCTATTGCTAGATTCATCCCAAAGTCTTGCCTTGCTTTAGCAAATCCTTTAGCACCTGCTACACCTATATTAACTGCACTCTCTGACCAACCTTCTAACTTCTTAGCTGTTGCTTGAGATTCTGTAAGTTTAGCTTCAGCATTTTTAATTAAACCTTCATGTCTGGTGGTTAAGGCTTTACCAAAACCATCAGCAAAATAAGATTCAAGTTTTATGTTACGTGCTCTATCTTCTTTTTCAGCTTGGTATTTTGCTTCCAGAGCTATAAGATAGTTTTGTTGGTTTTCTCCTTCCCCTTGGGAAACTTCTTTCCAACCACTAAGGTAGCGTTTACCTTCTTCTAATATTTTATCTGAGGGATCTACACCTTTCAGTAAGTTCCCTGAGTAATCTGATTT